GGATCACCAAAACTCTTTAATTCTTTATTTATTTCATTAAAACGATCTCGTAAATCTGATACCCCGGATGCAGCTTCTAAAATTTCGGCTCTAACGCCTTTCATATATAATTCTATAGCTCTAGCTGCTTCTTCAGCACTACCAAAAGCATCAACCATTTCTTTAGCTGTTTTCCCAGAAAAAGGAGAATTTTTCGCTGCATTAGCAAATTGCTTATTTAGAGCATCTAAAGCTTTTTGTATATCGTTTAAACTAGCCACAGAGTATTTTTGTTATAAATATTGGAAGGCATCACTTTTTGGATGCCTTCCCTTTGGATGTTACAAAATCCGGAACATTTACCTGAGGTTTTTGTTGAGGAGGGGATTTTGCTGTTCTAGGATCATTAGATTGAGCTTTTTGTAGAATACTTCTAGCTTCATTTATATCATTAGCAGTATTTCCTCGAGATTTTTTATTCTGAGATTCATAATGTTCGGCTACTTTTTGGAGGGTAAATTTTCTTAACCAAATAGGCATTTCATATACTAACTCCCAAGAATAACCTCCTTTACCGTAGAAAACTATTTCATGAAGTTGAGTAAATAAATTAGCTCTATATTCTCTAGCTTCTTCCTCAGTTAGGGAAAAAAAAATTTGCCGTAATTGGAATTTCAGTTTCTTCTATTTCGCCAGTTAATGTTTCTCGATCAAACACAAACTTAATATCAGGTTGGATTTCAACAATATAATCTCGAAGTGCTTTAGCATCACGAGCTAATAAAGCATTATCTACAAATTCACGAATCGTTGTTTTATCAGTATCTCCATCTACAGACAAAATAAGATATTTCATTCTAGTAGACATTTCTGGGAGAATATCTTTTTTAATTTTAGAAAGACCTCTAAGTTCAGCTTCAATTTTCTTTTCTAAAGATTCAGTTACTAATTGAAACGTAATCTCAGTTCCTGAATGGGGAAGAGTATAAGAAAACTCATTTACACCCTGAGTGAATAAAGATTCATCAATTTCTTTGTTATCAACTGTAGTTAAATCGACTGTATATTCTTGACCTAAATAACTAAAAGTATAGTCTTTACCATAACCTAACACACGAGCAGCAATCATAAGAGCATTCTTATCACCAACTACTAAATCATTATAATTAATTTTACTTACAATAAGAGATTGTAACAATTTATCAATTACAATTCCTTTTTGAATATAGTTTTGGTTAGTAATAATATCCTCTTCACGAGCAGTCATATACTTCATCTCTATTTTACCAGATGAAAGTGGATTATCTGCAGGGTAGATTAAACCTTTAGAAGGTAATTCAATAATTTCGGTAGGAAATTTAAATTTAGGTTCGTTTGAAACTTGATTTTCGTCCATAATCTTTTATTAATAGTAACTTTATTGTCAAATATACATATGTAAAATAAAAAAGAGCTTGACGTTAGCCAAGCTCTCTTTAAAAATAATTGACAGAATTTTATTAGAAGTTTAACACACAGTAATCCATACCAATTGTTACATCGATATTCATAGCTGTTGTATCTTCATCCCAGTTAAAGTCACCAAACGAAGCGTCTTTAATGAATGCACCTTTGATAATCCATTCAGATACCACATCACCTACAGGACCTAACACATTAATTGTTAAATCTTTCTTGTAGAAATCTGAATAACCATCTCTACCTGTTACTGATTCGTGATGTAAACGTACCCATTCCATTACAGCTTGAGCACCTGAAGGGGTGATAGGATCAAATAATTGCATTGTTAAATCATTCCATCTTAATTTACCTTTTACTTTACGGTAAACATTAATGTGATTAAGAACGATTTCGTCTTGCGAGAATCCCATTCCACTGATACCTTTGATAATATAAGCAGGAATACCATCAACATACATGATGAATCTATTAGCTACTTTTGGTTCAAAGGCTGTGAAAAATATTTCGTTTGGATCTAATACTGCCATTTTGCTTTTTATTTATTTCGTTTTATTATAAATATTCAATTTTTAAATTCTTACGCTGGGAAAGTAGCTCCTGTTGGTAAAATGTTGAAGTCTAAGTAAATAAATTCAGCAGTTTTAGTAGGTTGGATATAAATCGCACCAACTAATTGGTTTCTATCGATCACATCTGCTGTATTATTACTATTATCCATTACTACCTTGAAGGCATACAATCCTTGACGTTGTTGAACACTTTCTAAGTAAGGGTTAACTTGGCTTAAGAATTGATTTCTTGTAGCTGCTGTATTTTGTTCAAATACTAAATTATCTGCTACTTGAGAAATATATCCTTTAAGTTGGATTAACAATCTTCTTACATTTACACGATCAAGTGCTGAGGCTTGTGTTTGGAGCGTTTTCTGGCCAAATACTACAACTCCTCTACCAGGGAATGTTGCGATTGGGTTTACTTTACCAGTGTATAATGTATCTCTATTAGCTTGAGTTAATTTACGTTCTGCTTGTCTTACAGTTCCTAAACCACCTCTGTTAATACCTGCGGGTGCAAACCATGCTTCTGAAGTTCTATCGTTATTAGCATAAACTCCAGGAATCATTGTTGAAGCAGGAACCCAAACTAATTGTTGAGAATCTGGGTCTGTAACTTGTAACCAAGGCCAGTAAGTAGCTGCGTATGAACTATCTAAACTAGCAGCAGTTGTTGTTGCACCTACTACTGTTGAACTATAATTTTTAAGATCCATTACGATAATTGCATCCCCTCTATTTTCAATATTTGAAATTAAGGTGTTTAATGGAGTAGCATGAGTAGCATTTTCATAAATTAAACCGGGAGATGTAATTACATTATATCTGTAATCATCTTTATTAGCTAATAAGTTAAAAGCATCTGTATAATCAGATCCTGAAATACCTTGAGTATCTGAGTTATTAATTAAGTTATAGAAATTGTCTGCAGTTCCAGTAATATTACCAGTAGCATCTCCAAATGAACCACTTTGAGCAACTGGAATAGAAGCTGTATAAGCTGCTTTAGCTAATCCAGCGTTATCAAAATAATCAGGAGTTTTTACGTTTACTGATTTTACTCTTACAAATCTTGAAGCATTAGGATAAGAACCAGTTACTTGTAAATAAGGATCTGAAGTTCCGGCACCCATTAATGTTTGAGTTTGATCACCAATTACCTTAGCAATATAATTAGGAGCTTTAGGATCTAAAGATACATTAGTAAATGTTTCTAATACTGATTTAGATTTAGTTGTATCGTTACCTTGTCTAATTACTACCGAGAATACACCTTGGCTTGGGTTTGGACTAACAATTTCCCATCTAACATTATCTGCTGTACCATTAGTAAGAGCACCTGTTGAACCTTCGGCACCTGCACTATTCATAATAGTACCTTCTGCAAGAGTTTCTAAAGTAAAGATATTATTAGGTTGTTGAATATTTCCTGCTACTAAAGTAAGAGTTAAAGCACTACCACTTTCAGCTACACCACCAAATTCAGTGTTAGGAACAGTGATAATATCACCTACTTCATACCCTGAACCAGAAGATGTTACTGTAATGCTATCAATTGATTGAGTATCACTTAACACAATAGTAAATACGGCACCTGAACCATCACTATTGTTACTACCAGAGATACCTGTATAGGTACCAGCAGTTGAACCTGAAATATCAAATGAGTTAGTAGTAAATACTTGGAGACCAGTTTCTAAACCTGTGTTACCTTCTACTTTAGAAGAAGTTGCGGGGCTAAATGAACCCGAAGCAACTCTTGTTACTAATAAAGAAGTACCTCCATTTTGGAAGTAATTATATGCTGAGATAGAAGTTAAGAAGCTATAAGTATCGGAACCACTACTAAACGTACTACCAAAAGCAGCTAAGTATTCACTATAGCTTGTTACTAATGTAGGGATTCCTTTTTTACCTTTTACAGTAGGACCTACAATCGCAGCACCGGCTTGTACGGGTTGTGAGGTTATTTGAGACTGATCATTTTCTCTTGCTAATACCCCTGGGGAAATTAATGTTTCTGCCATTTTGTGTT